ACCTTCCTGACAACCTAAAACAGTTTAAGGTGGACACAGAGCTTCTTTCAGTAGAAAACCAATCAGACAAGTGGGTAACAGAGGATAGTAATTCATTTTATTACGATATACATGAAAGAAAGCAAGATACAGGCGAAGAAAATTAAGGAGCTAGAGGCTGAGGGGTACTACGTGATTAAATTGATAAGCACAAATAAAAATGGTATCCCTGACTTAATAGCAATACCTAAAGACTCAGACGTCTTGTTTGTTGAGGTAAAAGGCCCCAAAGGGGTTCTTTCGCCTTTGCAAGAGCACAGGATAAAAGAGTTAAAAGGTCAAGGCATAAAAGTTGAAGTTTATAAACCACTATGATGAATGTAAATCAAAAAGAAATCGAAAAACTAAAAAGCATAGTTAACTATAGTTTTTCAGTAAACCTATCTGCTAATAATAAGAAGAAAGAGGTCATTATTGCTCGGTCAATATATTCAAAAATAATGAGAGAAAAAGGTTATACCTTTGACTACATTGGAAAGTCTTTAGGAAAATCTCATGGTGCAATTTGTCATTACATTAATACCGTAGACTTATTGTTGTCAGAGAATACAAAGCTTAGAGATAAGTATTTTTTTTGTAAAGACAGTTTTTTAAATACTAGAGAACCATTTAAGGTTCTTTCAGACAAAGACCTAGAACAATATATGTTTATTATGAACCTGCAGAACGAATTAGAAGAAGCTATTAATTCAAAAACAAAGTTGTTATATCATTTTGTAGATTATATGGAAGGTTATCAAACAAAGAAAGGTATTATGCCAAGTATAGAACAATGCAGAAACTATATTATACCGTTATTTAAAAACCAATGACAAAATGAATCAGGATAAAAAAGCAGAAAACAGAAGAGCTTCTAGGATTTGTAATAGAATAATTCAACATCATATTTTGTTAGACAACATTTATGAGCTATTGGTTGACCGTAACTTTATCACTGTAAAAAAAGATATTGATGTCTTAATATTAGAATTAAGAGGTCTAATAAAATCAAGCGTAGACGATGACTTTTGAAACAGAGCAAGACATATTTAGAGAAAACAAAGCAATCTCCGTATTTGTAAATACATTTGGAGGTTCTTTTAAAAAACTAGACCCAAAAGACATTGACTTTAAAGTATTTGACAAAGATGGTGTCTTGATAGCTTATGTAGAGGTCAAGGGAAGGATTAAGCCAATGATCAACGCATATCCCCTGCCTGTATCCGCAAAAAAAATACTAAAACTTGTTGACAAGAGATTAAACCCCGTGGTAATATGGTGTTGTGAAGACGGCATAATATACGGCCAAGTAAAAAAACTGAAAGGAGAAATCACGTGGGGTGGTCGCACATCACGTGAAGGCTCTTTCAATGACACTGAACTTATGGTTTTCTACGAAAAACAAAAGGGACTAAAATACATTAGGTTTGTGTAACCTATATTTAAACCAACCATTTGTTTTTACTTATCTTTATTAAAGTTGCTTGGCCCTGCAAACGTTTTTCTTTTAAAAACTCTTTGTCCTCCAATTTTTTTAGTCTTTTTATCGGCACTATAATCAAAATCCTCATCTCTAAAGTCTTGCTTCTTACTTTCAAGTTCTCTTAATATTAATTTTTCTTCATTAAAAGTATTAAACCAATCTGAATTTTCTCCAAAAGATTCTTCCCAAGAGGCTCTGTCGTACCTTTTCATCTCTGTTTCGTTTTGGTATTCTCCAAGAAGCTGAAGTTTCTGTTCTTTTATCTCGCTTGATTTTTCAAGTCTTTCTTCTTTCTCCTCAGGAGTTTCGCTATCTATTCTGTCTATTCTTTGTTGAATAATTGCCTCTACATCAGAATCTCTCGTATTTTCCATCATTTCTCTTAGGATTTCAATATCACGATTGTCATCTATCTCGGACTGCTCGGCTTTTTCTTCTTTTCGTGCAGCTTCATCATAATCGACAGGTTTCTTTTTAGCAGTTTTCACAGCGCCTCTAACTAAACCTGCAAACTCGGCAGTACCTAAACCAAGGTTTGTTATTATAGCAGGCCCTATCAATAGCTGTAAAGCCTCTTGGTCATCTTCTGATATTTGCTTTTCGTTACCAAAATCATCTTCGTACACACCTGTTACAGATAAAGAGATTAAATCATGGAGCTGAGAAGCCCTGTCAAGAGCTATTCCATACATACCTAGATTTTTAACAAAGTCTTGCTTTCTAGTACCATAAATAGATAGCCTCTCCTCTTCGCTAACGCCCATTGCATCGTTTACTGTATTAAGTAGCCCGGAAGCTCCTGTTTGAACAAACATATCAAGCATAGGCACAGGAGAGAAAAAGTCTATAACACCACCTGTAACTTGCCCTTTAATAATATTGTTTATTCTCTTCTCCTCTTCCTCTTCGCTTTCAGTTCGTCCCATTACCTCTAGTACTACGTATCCCATTGATATTGAAATACCTGCTGATATTGTTCTAAAGGTAAAAACCTCAGCCGCAAACCCTGCAAGAGACCTTGCAGCGATTACCTTATCTTCTCTTGTAGAAACATTCCAATATCCTAGTGTTGAAAGGTCTGCGCCTACTCTTGATGATTGGTTCATTCTAAAACTAGCAAAAGGCATAAGAAGCTTGACGATTGCCTCTTTACCTGTTTCTCTTGAAGAGAACAAAGCACCGGAAAGCGCCATATCCGAAACGTTTTGCTGTCTGTCTACCATTCTCTGAGCATAGTTTGCTGCTTTCTCATTGGGGATGTGAGTAGAATAATTTAATCCCTTCACATCAATGCCTTGCTTCTTTAATGATTGCTCGTAATACGCTGCCCAAGATGCTCTTGCAATTGCTACATCAGGATTTACTAACAATAATTGTAACATCTTTTTGTTGGCATTTTCTATTAGTTTCATTGCTTCGCCTAATTTTGAATCGGCTGCCTGTTCAATAAGTGAGTTTATAGAATCTATATCTGCTGTAGATTCAACACCTCTATTGGAAATACCATATCCCAAATTGTTAAGCCATATATTAAAAGCAGGGTCATAAGCCTTACCTAAATTTAAACTGCCTGCATTTATAAGAGTGTTTACGGCTGCAGGGATTACTTGTTTTATAGGCTGAGTAACACCTGCTAATGCCTGTCCAACTCCAAGAGTAGCCACCTTGTTTAAGCCTCTCATAAAATTAGAAAGCTCATCGTTTGAGTAAGGGCTTTTGTTTCTTATGTTTCTAATGTATAATTCTATTCTACCTTTTAGTAAATTAGCATCTGCTGTATTTGGTATTATTTTAGAGAAACTATTAGAATTTAGAAAAGCTTGTACCTGTCTTAAAGGCCCTGCAGTTTCAATATCTACAAGCGCATCATACAAGGCACTAGCATTGTTCTTATCAAAAGATAAATCTATATAGGACAAAACCTTTTTATTGCTGTTTTGAGGAAGATTAGCTGTCTCTGTAACAGCTTCTAGTCGCCCTGTGTTCTTATTGTACAAAACGCCATTTGTATTAAAAATAAAAGCCGATTCAGTTTCAAGTAAATCTACCTCCTTTGGAGCGCTTCTCATCCGTGTATATTTGTCAGGAGAACTATAGTTTACCCCTTTCTTTAATACTTTATTGTACACATTTAATGCAACATCAGCTAATCTATCAAACTTGCTTTCCCATATTTTACTCCAAGCATCAATTGCCTCTAAGTTTATAGGGTCTGTGTTGTCCTTGATGTCCTGAATGTTTGTTGAGTTAACAAGGATTTTGGCGTAAAGCTTCTGATAAAGAAGACCTTTTTCAACTTCTTGAGCATCTCCCTTAGCCAATGCTTCTATTGATTGCTCAATTAATCCCTTACGTCTATTAAATTCGGCTTGCATTTGCTCTACGTCTCCAATTATGTTCCTCATCATAAATGAGGACATCTCTCTTTCCGTGTCATTGTAGGCAGTGTTAAACTTTTGTCCGTTAGGCTTTATATTGTTTTTATAAAACCTACTGACATAATCTTTTATTATGCTATTGGCATTATTTTCTGCAAAAGCTTTCTTGTTTATTAGCTTTGTTAAGCCCATTGAGTCTTGAACATCTCCTCCTCTTGTAAATCCTTTAAATAGCTTTTCAAATACTAGAGATAAGTTAGTTGTTTGTTCCGCAAGAACTCTTCCAACTCCTTCTGAGAAATACTTTTTTAATGTGATAGCAGAAATACCGTCTGCTGCTACTTCTTGAGCGTTAATCTCTCCCATATAAGAGAAATATACCGCAGACATCCCCGCAGTAGAATTGTTCACTAAGAAGTTGAGAAGGCTATCAACGGCTCCTATAGAAACCTTTGAGCTCATCTTGTCAGTGTCCATTTCTAAAAATTGTAATATAACATTCTTTTCAGAAGCTGAATATTTAACGTCATCTCCTGTCATAGGGTCAAATCCATTTTCTATTGCAAATAGAATCCTCTTTTTATATACCTCGAACGCTTCCTTTATAGCTTCTTTTACAATTTCATCATTCTTCTCGGACATTGGCTCGTCCTTAGTTAATAATGCAGTCATTTCCGCTTCACTAAAAGAGGAGGCATTAATCCCATAAAGGCTTTCAATCTCAGCAATTTTTTCGTCCTTTAAAATCTTCTCTTGTCTTTTAATCTCTGCTGAAACATATTTGTTGGCATCCTTTATATTTACCGTATCGGCAAAAGCAACCTTTGGATTTTTAATTGAGGAGCCTTGTATGGCTGTTTTAATCTCTTGAGCCATTTTGTTGTACGCCTCAATATCTTCTACAAGCAAAGGGTTTATTTCTGTAAATGCAGCCCCTAAATCTCTTAGGTTTGCATTTTTCTTATCATTTTTTGATAGTTTTTTAATTGAAGCCCTTGTTTTTTTAGCAATATCAACATTACTAGCGTAGTCTGCATTTTTAAATACCTTGGTCATGTAGTCTGTGAATCTTTGAACAGAAGTTTCGCTGAAAACATTGACCTTGCTAAAGGCTCTAAGAACGTTGGCCGCCTGTGTAGACGTAATTTTGCCTGTCTTTTTAAGTTCTTTTATTTCTTTTGAAAGCTGATTGCTTGCTAACCTAAACGCACGAACCGCGTCTTTCGCACCTCTAGCCAAATCTTTAATTTGCTTTTTTAATGCGGTCTTCTCAGTCATTGTTATTTTGGTGACATTTTTAATTGTACCAAGTATTCTACCAACTGAAGGAGCAGACTTCTCTTTTAATCCAAAGTCTTTTCTTATTTTACGAACCAATGCCTCTCTCTGCACGTCTGTGGCGTTTTCGTAGACTTTCGAGCCCATAACATAGCTCATAACATTATCGACCATCTTTTGAGCGCTAACTCTTCTGCTCTTAGATTTTTTAACAATACCATCAACCTCAACTATCATCCTGTCGAATCCGGGGAGCTCAGCTTCAGAAAGACCCTGTGTCTTTGAAGGTGCTACTGAAGGCGCAGGTGGTGCTACTGAAGGCGCAGGTGGTGCTACTAAAGGCGCAGGTGGTGCTACTAAAGGCGCAGGTGGTGCTACTAAAGGCGCAGGTGGTGCTACTAAAGGCGCAGGTGGGGCAGATGGTATTGTTGCTTGTGTCTTTGAAGACACTTCTTCTTGTATATTTGAATCGCCATCGTCTTGCATATCATCAGCTCTTCCTTCTGTCCAAGTTGCCTCAGGCATTAGTCCTGTCTTTTGGTCTGCAAAAACAGTGTCGTCTGCATTTGCATTTCTGTTGGCTTCTCCAAATGGGCCGAAGTTTACCCAAGAGTTTTGACCTCTTGTTTCACTAGTCATAGCAGCAATAGCACTTCCCGTATATAATCTAACGTGAGCTTGCCAAGCATTTTCTTCTCCCCTTGCTCTAAATCCTGCTCCCTCTAGTCCGTGTCCAAAAGCATCGTGAACCGCACGAAACAAATCGTTAGCCAATACGGGTCTCATTTCCCCATCTAGTCCTCCAAGGGGCCACATAATCCCCGTAAATTCTAATAAAGGATTACTACTTACATCAAGCTCGCTTGTGCCAAAACCAGACGTGGTAGGAAAAACTCCCATTTGTTTGTTTGCTCTTAAATCCCTTGAAGCATTGTATGGGCTTGACGCGTACTCTAAGTTGCTTGGGATATTTAAGTCCATAAACCAAAACTTATACCCCGCATCGACTAATGCTTGATATTGAGCCATTGTTTGTTTAATTAGATTTTGGTATGCTTCCTTGACTGTAGGGTCTTGAGCATTATCTTCCATTTGGATATAAGCCTCGGCTATTTTTTTAGCTCTTGCCTCGTCTACTTCAACGTATTCCCCTTGTCTTTTAAGTTCGATTCCGTTTGCTTTTGCATATGCTTCGGCAACGGCAACAAGCTGTGTGTCCGGCCCGTTAACGCCTTGTACTGATGGCGCACCTTCAAGAGGCGTAGCTCCCCTGCTCTTATCCCGTCTTCCTCCGTCTCTTGTTCCTTCGGGTCGTAACTGCTTTGTTGTTTCATTTTGTGTGTTTGTTATAGGTTGTGTATTTTCTGTTTGAATTGTTTCTAAAAGAGGAGTAATTAGCTTGTCATATTTTTCATAAATCTCGTCAAACTTAGCCTTATCTTCTACGTTAGTTATTTTGCTCTCGTCAACTTTTTCGTCTACAAGGTATTCTTCAAAGTTAGGGAAAGCTTCTCTAAGTTCAAGTTGTTCAGCTGCCCTTAAAGCCTCAATTTCATTTTCTATTTGTTTATCGAATAAGGACTCTACGGCTCTAGTTATGTCTGTTTCTATACCTGCTGCTTTGTCTGCATGGTAGGCTTCTGAAATTATATCATTTAACCCATTTTCGCCTGTGTATAATTCAGAAAATTGTTTATCAGGAATTAATGAGGCAAATACTATTTCGCCTGTACTTTCTCCAATTTCCCGTAACTTTTTAACAGTACTTTCTACATCTTGTAATGCAGGGTTTTTTTGTTTAGTAGGGCTAACCTGTTCTGCGCTTAGTGCTTGTAATTCAGCAACGGCATCCTCTCTACTCAAGGTGGTTTCCCCAATAGTTATAGTGCCATCTGTATTTTCAGGTTGGGCAATAGCTTCTTCTAACTCTGCTTTTCTTACTGACTGCTCTTCTGTTAAGGTTTCTGCTACAGTGACAATGGCATTAATCTGTTCTGCGTTTATCACTTGTAGTTCAGCAACGGCATCCTCTCTACTCAAGGTGGTTTCCCCAATAGTTATAGTGCCATCTGTATTTTCAGGTTGAGAAATAGCCTCCTCTAACTCTGCTTTTCTTACTGACTGCTCTTCTGTTAAGGTCTCTGAAATATTAGCATCTTCTTGTACTTCGCTTATTAAAGTCAACTCAGAATTTATTGAGTCTATCCGTTCTTTTTGTTTCACAACCAACTTAGGTTCCTTTCCTTCAATAAAGCTTTCTAAGTCTCTCTTTTCTTGTAGTAAATTTAAAGCCTGCTTTTTTTGATTTGAATTAAGGCCTTCTGGTAGTTCTCTAAATAATCCAACTGATTTTCTGTAATCGTTAAGTTGTTTTTTCGCTTCACCCACTGTTAAAACTCCGTCAGTGATTTTTAACTTTAACGCAGCTACAAAAGAATTTTGCATAGTTTCGTCATTTGCCATGGCTGAAAAAGCCTCAACCGTAGCATCATCCATTTTCAAAAATCCTTTCTTACTATAGGCCGCACCTACCGAAGATGGTACTCCTAATATAAAAGCTCCAACTGCTTCTTGAGCTCCTGCAAGGACAATGTCATTTATCCACTCTATAGCTGTGTCAGGAGTTTCAAACATTTCTTTTCCCTTAATCGTATTGTAAATTTCTTTTATCCCTATTGCTGAAAATTCTTGGAGAGCACCTGTCTCGGCCTCAGCAAGTCCTGCAGACCCTAAAGTCAAAAGGCCTTTGGCTATTTTACTTTCTACTTCGTTTTCTACTATTTCTGCAAAAGTTTTTCCTGCGGTTCTAGCACTTGATTTACCAAGAGCGCTTACTGTAATCCTATTAATAAGCCCCGAACTCCCTTTTATATTTCTAAGTCCAAAATTCTCTAAAACAGCACCTGTAATGCCTATAGGTAAAATAACACCTAGTTTTTCATTTTCAGAAATATTATCCATTTCAGGATTAGTATCCATTTCTTGCCTAACGCCATCAGAGATTTGAGCATACATTTGAGCTGTTCGCTGAGCCCAACCTGCAGGCCCCACACCCCCAATAACTGCAGGTAAAGACTTGGTAACGCCTAAAATTGCGCCTCCCCAAAAACCTTGTTCTTTTAATTGACCAAACTCTACAGTGGTTGCAGAACTTCCAAAAACTTCCCTGTTACCTCTTCTTATATCAGGTATTACATCCTTCTTGAATGATTTTTTAATAAAGTCATCAGTCTCGTCTTCAATATTATCTTGAAGGTCTTCCGATAATGATGATTTCCATTGAGCATACGATTGAGATTCTAAAGGAGGAGAGATTCTGAGTTTTTTAGAAATTATAATTGCACTTGCTTTTAGATTTTCTTCAGTCATTGCCATTTCGTTAGGAGCTATTTCAGTACCTACATCTATCAATACGTCAGAAAGTCCTGCGGTAATGCCTGCAAACCCATCTGCAAGAGCATTTCCTATAGCGCCTACCCATGACCCTTGCTCAGCCTTGTATGCAGTGTACTTGCCTATTGACTTTTCTAATAAAACTTCTCTATATTTTATGTTCTCTTGTTTGTTGACTAAGTCTACTCTCTGAGCCTCTAATAAGGTTTTGCCATCTATATACTCTTGACTCAAAGGGTCTAGTAAATCTAATTCTTTTTTACTAGATAAAAATCCTTTAAGCTCCGTGTTTAAAACAGTTGATTCTTTAGCTATTTTACTAATTGAAGAATCAACATCTTTTCGGGTGTTTAGTTTTTTGTTGTCATCAGTATAGGCTCTTTCAATTACATAGAGCCCCTTACTAGGAGTGTTTGTTTTTATAAATTGTTTTAAAACATTTGATTGCGCAACGGCTTTTGAATTAAAGAATGGGTCTAAAGAGATTTCTTTTTTTGTCTTTCCATCAGGGGCAGTTACAATCATTGAATCTCCTATTCCTGTTTCCTCAAAGGTAAAGCCAAGTTCTTTGAATTGGTAATTTAATTCAGGAACAACATATTCTTCGGTTTGATTTATAAGCTTAGGAGTTATAGTTGCTAACCTTTCGTTTAAGTATTTGCTTTTATTTTTGTCTATTTCTACAGAACCTGTTGCTAAAAATTCTTTTTCAAACTTTTGTTTTTTTTCTTTTAACTTGGCTTCATTTAATTTTACAGTGGTTGTTGATTCTTTAAGCTCTTCCAAAGATACTGAAAGCTTATCTTTTGCAGATTTTTTTATATTAGTGTTTCCTTCGGAAAAACTTGCTAAAAATTCTTTGTCAATATTTTTCCTGTTGTTTGTAGGTTGAGTAGCCGAAGAACCACCTGCCGAAGATAATCCCGTAGGAACTGCTTCTTTCTGTTGAGGCAATTCTGAGTCCAATGAAAACTTTTTTTTTTGAACAGGTTTTGCTATTCTTACGTCATTTACAAATTGACCAACAGGTTTTTTATTGGTAGCTTCATCTTTACTTGAAAGCCAAGTGTGCATTTTAGTTGCATAATCCTTCTCTTGAATTTTTGCTTTGAATTGGTCATAAGAATATCTTCCCTCGTAAGAAGGGTCATTCCCTTTTATCAAAGCATATAAGTCTTGTAAATATTTCTCGTCCATTTTTTATTTGTTTTATGGGGCTTTAATTCCAAATGTATTTATATAATTATCCGCTGCTTTTAAAGTAGCGGGTTTGGCCCCGTTTACATTAAATTCTTCTCCTACAGTGTCGCTTACGTGCCTTATGTTAATGTTATTAAAAAGGCTACCGGGGGTTGAGTTTAGGTTTTCAACAATAAAAAGACCCTCCCCAAACCGTTCATTTAATGACGCTTGCATTTGCTCTGCTGCAGGCCCTGAACGTTGCGCGAAAATGTTTGCCGAGGTTTTATATTGGACATAGGATTTAGGCTTTTCTTGTGCTTGGTTCGTATAGCTTTGTGTTGTATTTATGTTGAGTAAACCGTTTCCACCGTAATTTTTGGCTCGATTTACATTTACATCGCCTAAAAGTTGCACCATTGCCCTTTCAATAAATTGTTGTTCACTTAATAGTGTGTTGTCATCTGCACGAAAGCTTATTGTTTTTGGCACTTTCTTTCCGTCTACTTCCTCAAAGTACTCTATACCGTTTGGAGTCCTTTTTCCTCCTTTTATATCAGGGTTTAAGGCCATTATCGCCTGAAAAGAAGCAGCGATTTCTGCAGGGGTTCCTGAATAAATTTTACCAAGTCTCTGAATGTTTGCATCATCTTCTTTATTCTTATTGTCGGCATCTACTTTCGCTTGAGGCGGGTCATTTCTACTAAGCTGTCCTGTGCTAGTAATATCAACCTTTCTGTCGTACTTAGCTCTTAATTGGTTACGAATAAATTCGTTTGCATTTTGTTTTTGATCATCTGAAGGTAAATAAACCTCTTGCCCGTTTGGCCCAATGCCTTTTAAAATAAGACTAGAGTCTTTTTTCGCTGCTGCAGGGTCATAGGTAAGAGAATAAGCCTTACCCTCTTTATTAGTAACAACTCTGTCAACAAGAATACTTGAAATACGAATATCCGAACCTCCAATAATTGAGTCTATAATACCATTTTCTGCGTTAAGAAATGAAAACAATACACCTCTTTCTTTTTCAGTATAGTTTCTTGTTGTTATGTCATCTATCGTGGTTACATTGCCCTGTGAGAACAAACCACTTTTTCTTATAATCCCCGACTGCTCTATTCCTAAATTGTCTACAAAAGATTGCATAGGAGTGTTTATGTCTACCTTTTTTGTTCTGCCGTAAATTGCTGTATTAAGATTGTCAGCACTTTTTAAGTCCCCCGGTTTATCACTCATGGTATAGACTCTTTTGCCGTCAACTATTTTCATTTCTTTTTTAGCCGACATTACTGTTCCGTTTGGTGTAATATACATTCCTGCCGTATTCCAATTTCCAAAGGACTCAACCTCTGCAAAATTCATTCTAACTAATTCAGATAATGTATCGTCATTCATTACTTCGGTAAACATTTCTTGGTACGCTTTGTTGGCGTTGAAAGCTAAGTTGGTTCCATCGTTTATGTTTTGCCTACGAATAGTGTATTCTTGTAAGCTTAATTCGCCTGATTTTAAAAGTCTGTCGTCAATCTTTATTCTTTCTGATGCAGCAGCCGCATATCTTAATATTTCAGTTCTTGCGCCAATATTCTCTCCTTGAGGAGCTTGTGATAACTGCATTAAGGAATCACGGGTAGCTTGGTCTATTGCTGACTTTTTCTCTTGACGAACCTTATTTGTTTCTGCGAGCATATCGCTCATATCCTGTCCAACTGATGCCCAATTTACTAGGGAATCAGCATCTCTTTCCGCGTAACCAAAGAATGTGCTTGCCATTTTTTATCTTTTAGACTTTAAAATATTAAGCATAGACTCTCTCTGCTCAGCAGGTAATCCTGCTATAAATTCATCAAAAGCTTTAGGGCTCATATTTTGAACAGTCTCTAGGTCAAGATTAGTAAATCCTGAAGCAGCATCAGCACCCATGCTCCCTCCTCTTATGTTACCTATTTTTTGAAATTCGTCAGGAGTAAGACTTGAGCCTCCTAATTCACTTTGAGTTATACCTTTACCCATGAATAATGGAATCATATTTAATCCCTGTTGAGCAGTACTTACAACTGATTGGAAACCTTGATTGGTAGATGCAGTAGCAGCCTCCTGAAAGTCCCTAGCTGCAAGCTGTGCGCCTTCTGCCTCTCCAAGGTCTAATTGCACACCTATGTCCCTTAAACGTGAGTCTTCGGCTATCTGCTTGGCTTGTATGTCAAGTAGCTCTTGTCCCATTGCTGTTCTAATACCTGCTTGCGATTCGTTTTGAGCCATCTGAACCCTACCTGCTACAGCAGCAGCTCCTCTTTCACTTTCAACACCTGCATCAATAGCCTGTGCGCCTGCAGACAACATAGCATCTCTTTGTAACTCGAAAGGCTCTTTCATTATAGATAATTCATCTGTGAAATTTATCTCTAACTTTTTTCTAGCTTCAGCCAATGCCGTTACAGCGCTTGCTTCAGCTTCTCTTTGCTTTCTTCTTTGAGCACCTGCTTGCGTAAAGGACATTACTGATGAACCTGCTGATATGGCTAAGCCACCTATAGCTATTGCTGTTGCTACTCCCATTTTATAGTAATTTTATCATTTCCTTAGTGTAAGATTCTCCTTCATTGTATCCAAGGGTTTTATATACTTCAATTAAACTTGCGTTTTTTATTAAAGCGTAAGCATATTTACTGCCTGAATTTTTACTTATATTAGTCAAAGATTCAATTAACATCTGAATTGCTTCTTTTCTTTTTCCTTTTACTCTGTATTCTTTGCTTGATACAATCCAATCGACCCAAGCAACTTTTGAATTTGTCATATAGATAAACCCTGCACATATCGGTAAAGATTTATCGTAAACTATTAAGCCTCCCTTACCATCGTCAGGAAGGAAATCTTTTTTAGGGGCTTGCCAACCCCAAGACTTCCACCAATCTAAAAGTATGTCTTCATAATCATTGTCGCAAAGTGGTCTAATAGTTAAGCTCATGTAGATACAAAGATATTGAATTTAAGGGAAACTTTTCATTACATTAGTTTCAATTGTAAATAGTTCTATTTTACTGTTTAAACTGTTCTGAAGATTTATCACACAGTAGTGTCCTAAAACTCCATGAGATTCAGCAACCGAGTTCTTTATGAAGAAGAAAAAGTTTATATCGTCCGGTATCGGAGTAGTTTGAGGGATTATGATGTTATTATTTACCACCAACCTATTTATACCATTTGGATAGTCAACTATTATGTCTACAACAATTCCTCCAAAGTTTGATTGGGAGTTGCCAAAATAAACGTAATCTCCTATGCTTAGTATTGAGCCAAGAGAAACTAAAGGGCTAATGCTAAAGTTTATTTCAGCAGCACTTGTGCCTGCGCCTGTTACACTTAAGCTGTTGCCTATCCCGTTTGCGCTTCTTAATGATAGTTCGCCTATGGAATTGTTTCTTATAAACGCAAAAAATGTAGCTTCTTTTCTCTCAAACCAATCATTATCTATAAATCCTGACACCTGTATGTCTGTCTCTAATTGTACAGACCATGGTGCATCTCCCTTTATTAAAATCGTCTTAAATAATTTGTTCTCAAGAACTGCCTCGTTAAACACAGTCTGCAATGTAGTTGGTTGAAACGCCTGTAGTGGCTCTCCGACTTTAACCCACCATGGTTTGTAAAAAGTATTTCTTTCTTCGCTTGTGTTGTGGCGATATAAATCCCCACCTTTGAATGTGTAGAAGTAATTGTTCATTCCAATCATCCAATCAGGAAGATAAGAGTAGAATGAAACCCATCCTTTTACACCTTCGCTATATGATAAAGTATATTCCATAATTAAATACAATTAGTTATTGATACTACTATTCCGTTTAAAACTTTTAACGTTTTGTTTGGAGAGGCTACATTGTCTGTTAGATAATATCCATCAGCTAATGAAAACTGCCCATAAGCATCGGCAAACACATAGTCGTATAACCCCACAAAGGTATCTGAAGCTAAATGGACTTTCGCAAAATAAAACGTCTGATCTATATCTTTCATGCAACCTATATTGGTATTAGTTTGCATCTGAGAAGATGAAAATGAAGGTAGCAATGCAGGGCAGGATATATTAATATCCCATTTCGTGCTACTACAAGGCCCTAAAACTTGAATATTTATTATGTTTGGAGTACCATTTAGCTTTGGTATTACCATAATTGAATTTCCCGGTGGATCTCCTAATGAAATGTCATTAGAGTCTATTTCTATCGTTTGAGAGTCTCCTGTAAGACTAAAAGAATTACCTTCATACAAATATTCATCTACAATTACTGAGCCTCCTGATGGATACCAAGATTCGCTACAACCTGATGTAGTATTTACGTTCCCTATAATTGTAAAGTTACCGGGATTACCGCTTTGATGCACGCCATCTACAGGAGAGCTTAATTTATTGTAAACTACAGAATCATATATTGCACGGATACCGTCAGGCACATCTGAAGGGTCGAATCTTATTATTACTGCGCCCACATCTGATGAAGTGGAGCCTAAGCCTATTTCTAGTAAATAAATACCTTCCTTGTCTGAAACAGAGATTAATCCTCCACAAGGAGGTAGGCATTCTTCACAAATAGTGGCTTCTAATAGCACTCCTGATGATTGTTGCCTTACTATTGTTGAATTTGAATAAAACCCATCAGGAGCTAAGTTAACAAGATTAAAATCTAAATATACAGATACAGCAGAAGCTAAGTCTGCTGCATCTAAATAGAATGTTAAATTTATTGCCATAGTTATTTACTGATTAAGGAGTTATGCATCCACAAGATACAAATAATATTATCACTTCTTGATTTGAAGATGTTGGTGCTCCAACACTGCAAATGTCTTGTGATTGATTAGAGCCTATTGATATTTCATTGTATATTCCATTTTCATCATAAAAACCTACGACTTGTGTGTTTGCTGAGTTATTACTTATTGAATAAGTATTGTAAGAGCTAATGCATTGCTCATCACAAGCGCAACAAACATCAACGCTAGTTGTACCAAAACACAAAGATACTTCAACGCTACAAGGTTGACAAGGTTGTTGAGGCAGCAGTATTCCGTCTATCAGCTCTCGTACTATTCCATTTTCAGAATAGAACCCATTTGATGATACTTGAGTCAAATTATTGTCATCAAATATACTTGTAGCTGTTGTAAATGAAGAGTTTAAGTAATAATCTCCAAGCTGACAATTACAACAAGTGTCTATTCGTGTATCTCCAAAACAAAGGTTTGTTAATACAGAATCTCTTAAATCCCAAATTAAATAAAGGAACTCGCCATCTGCATTTGGAGGCACTATAAAATCTGCATAGTAAGAAGGAGCCAAACCTAGATTAGGCGATGCTTGCAAGGAAACAAGCAGTAAAGCTTGAATGTCAAGGTCTGTATTATTAAACAGAGTTGTTCCCCTAAAATACCTGAACTTGTCTACAAGAGGGTCAAACACAAAGTTATCAGGGGATATTACGTTTGTTGACAACCTCATTGTGCTTGACTCAGGAGGGAAGCCACCTGATCCAACAAATCCTGATACAGTATTATACCTAGATACAAGAGGAATTGTAACGCCTGTATCAAAAAGAACTAGATTAGAGAATAAAGGCCCTACGAAAGCTCCGTCATTGTATCTATATTGAGTGTGTATTGTTTCTCCTGCTTGGTAGTTATTTGTTAAAACAACCTCTACTATAGTCATAGGAGGAGAGTCCACACACCCCACAACAATAGAGATGTCCATGTCTCCACTATACTGTATAGTTATTTCAGCAAAATCAATAGACACGTTGTCTTTATCAAAAGACAAATTACCACCCAAGCCTGTAAAGCCTGAATCTGTGTTTACGCCATTGTATAGAACAGAAATGTTAACTTCTGCTCCGGGTTCTAAAGATAAAAACATCCAATTTATACCTGTCAGACCTACTACAGCACCAAGGTTTACGCAATACGTAAATGACTTTAAATCTTCGTTATTTTTAGAAAGTGTAAATGTTTGAGATATTCCGCAATTTATACACTGAGAGTTGTCAGGTAAAGACTCTTTGTTTATAGACAAAACATACTCATTCATGTAAGGGTCAAAGCCACCTAGTTTTTGAGAGTTTATAGTTTCATTGAATGAATCTCTAAAGAACGTTCTCATATTTAGCTGAGAGATTACCTGCAATTCTTGGTTTCCTGTTTCTCCACCTTTTAGTTGAATCACAACGCCACGCTTTGCATCTGTAAAAAATCGGTCTGAACCCCATTGAACATAGCTCTCAGGATTAAAGCTAATACCATACTTCTCAGGACGAGCTATTTGTGTTCCCAAAACTTCAGGAGTAGCTGTTATTACACCTCCTGCACTTGAATCAGATAGTAAATTTTTACCTGACAAAACATAAGATATTTTGTCCTCTTGAAGAACAAGGATGTCTGTGCTTCTTCCATCTAATAAGGATATAGGGCCAAAAGATATTTCGCAATGCTTAAAGTTCAATAAACCTGAGTTAAATTGGTTTAGCCTATTTATGTTAGACTCGCCATTGTATATACCACTATATGTGATGTCAGAGAACCTGTGCGCTTCTTTATAGTCTTGTTCAGCAACAGCAGTTACCCTTTCTCCAAAAGTAAATGACCTACCAACAATTGAGTCTCTTATTTTATAGCTCTCTACTCCATTACCAAATGAGTAGCAGTTAAAAAATCCTGTATCTACTATGGCAGGCTCTCCATTTATTATATCTTGGTTTTGGACATTACCTCCATGATTCCCCTCGCTGTCTATGGGGAAAGATAGTTCATTTTCAAAAAACACATCAGGCAAAGCATCTAATGGTTCCGTCTCAAGAACAACTAAGCTATCTGCTCTAAAAACAGTAATAGTCGCAGCTACGTAAATGCTTCTTGAGTATTTAAAGTTACCTCCTCTACAACTGTTTGTGGTTGTAAGTCTAAGTGAGAGTGCGTTTGTGTTTAAATCCCTGAAAAAACTAAAATAAATATTACTAGGCTCAGGAGCAGGAGTAGCATCAAGTCCGGGGACAAACACATTTACCTGATTACCACCTTTATCTATACCTGTATTTATAGTTAGTTTAATATTGTCTCCTACAAACCAATCATACATATTTTCATATTCGGCAGTAGATATATAAGTTTTTTCTAGTAAATATCCTCTTTTTTCACAAAGTTTCCCTGTTCCTGCTCTGTTCCAATCAATACTTAGCTGTATTCTGCTTCCTGCAGGCACAGTATAATCTATAAACATCCCGGGGTCTAATGGGTTAGGAACATTCATAGGGTAAAATAATATAGTAGACTGCCCGCTTGACCCAACTCTTCTTCTTTGACCGGGAGCTATAATAGAGTTTTCTTCTCTTGTTAAATTAAAATTGTTTGGGTTTAATTTTATGTATAGTCCTGCAGGTATATCTAAATAAGTAGTCGGAGTTCCCTCTAGTGGTATTTCAATAAAGTTTGACGGCTGAGATACTTTTTCAAGAACTGTAGTTCGTACACAATTTAAAGTAGGGCCTTGACTATCTGATTTTACAATTAGTCTATCGCCTTCTTCAACTTTCCTCATGTTTTCTCCTTCAAGAAAAAGCCAAGCCTCGTTTGTTTCAGGATTTATAAAAAATAAATTGCTGTAAATGGTTTCGTATCGCTCTTCGTCAGGTTTTATTACAAATCGGTATCTTTTTGCCCATCTTGGAGCTCTTTGAGTAACAGGTATATTGACCCTTATACTGTTCTTATTTATAGAAAAACCGCAAGGTACATACTCTGCGTTATATGCGCTTACAAGAGCTGTGGTCGCCCTGTTAAAGCCGTCCATGTACACAATACCTACTTCGTAACCTCTATTGCTATGTAAACTTCTTGGATTTGCAATTTCTTGAAATAAGGCACTTACGAAAATTGCTTCGTAGTATTCATAAGCAATTTTTGTTGGTAAAGCTATGTCGTCAACATAAGCCATTGCTAGTAGTTGAAACCCTAAAACACTACTTGATGGAGTTGTTATTATTTTTATAGGCTGTAAGTTTGTATTTAAGCCACTTATGCCGCTTTCGTATTTTGTAAAATTATTTGGGGAACCACCTAGAGTATTAGGTAACTGACAATTAAATGAATCTGTAAATGTGTTGCCATTACAAGATGTGTCCTGACCTAAAACTGTCGTAGAGACAGGCAGTATATTTGAAGGTGTTCCAATTGCATTTATAAACTCAGGACTTGTTGCCATTTCATAGACAGAAGAATAGCTCGTGGTTAGTAAAAAACTAAATGACAAATTAATATCTTCTGATACTTCATCAGGAGAAGGAGTGTATCCTGTCCACTGCTTATGAGATATCTGTAAGTCTATTGATATTAAAGAACCTTCATTTAGTTCTATTCCTGTAAAATCAACTGTAAAAACAGAATCAGACACGCTAAGCCCAATCGCAGTAGGGTCTATATTGTAGATACCATTTTGAGTAGTGTCAGTAAGAACATTGTTGCCAATATCTTCTGCAATTAAAGATGTTTCGTATTCAATTTTTACAGGATTTCCTAATTTGTCAATTAAATCATATCCCTCAACGTAATTCCCATACATAAGCCTGTTTCCCATAATGGTTTGGGCTTTAGCAAGCAATGGAACATTGTCAAACAATCTTAATATTTCAGCATCATTTAAAACGGTAAATATCTTACTATTGTTAAAAGTAAATTCATATAGTGCGTTATTTGCAAGTCCTAAATCTGTTTTGTCTAATTTTTCAATTACCTTAATGATGTTGTTTTCGCTTTGCTTAAAAAGCAAGTCAATACCAACGACAAGATGCCCGCCTGAATTGTACTCAACTATTACAGAATTAGTAAAATTAGTCATGCCTTCATTTAGCATACTTGTTGGGCTAAACTCAAAAGGATTTGGAACAAATGCAGGAGCAGACCACTGTGAAGTAGCAGAGTACTCTCCATCGGCATACCTGTATCTGTAGGCAAAACATATAAACCTTGTTTCTAAAAAATTCTCTTGACCACTTGTTGTTATTGGACGTATGGTTGGAGACTCTATTGGAGGTCTTTTTATCACTAAAATTGACTCAGGATCTAACTCGTCTACATTTAAAACAGGGTTAGGGTAGTTTGAGTTTATATTTATAAATCTTGGCTCATTGTAATTGTCTGTAAAAAACAATAAGTCTTGAATTATATTAACCCCTGTAATTAAGTATTTAGGGTTAAAGTTTAATGTAGTATTTATATTCCCTCCATCATTTATAGATATAATATGGTAGGTTAGAATCGTGGTTAAAACGTTGAATGAAGCTATTAAATCAAGCTTATTAGTTACGCCAACAGAGAAAGTAGGGTCGTGAACAAACCAATATAGGGTTTCGTTTGCACTATCTTCAATGGCTCCTATACATCTTGCATTTGGGCTTAGAGGAGTTCCGTCTATGTAAGCCAAGCTTGTAAGGGGTGTGTTACCTTTTGTGTTTTCAATAACCCCAACTTCTGCATTTTCCGTTGAGCCCATTCTGACATTCATAGCATCAACGTACTCTCCTTCAGGAAGTACTCGTTCATCTATGACTTTATTCATACGCCCCATTAGGAAATTCCTGCTGATATTTGCCATACTATTTTATTATTTTATCCATACCTCTTAGATTCATTAAGAGTCTTCCCGGATGTATGTTGCTTATTCGTATTTTTGCGTTTGCTAACAAGGCTCTTCTATCTTTTTTAGCCCTAGTAACAATGTATTCTTGAACTCCAAGTTTTGCGTTTAATATCTCATACTTTATAGCTGAATAAATGTATTGTTCAAACAATTTATTTACAGTTATACGTGAGTTATCTCCTCCCTCCATTCCGTCAGAAATATACTCAACTATGCACATTTCTCCTGACATACTTGAGTCAAAATTTATAACACCTGCTTTATTGTCTATTTTAAAAGTAGGGTTGAAATTTGCAGTCTCTGTATTGAGCCCAAATGCAGTGCCTATATGATAATCAAAATACCACATCCCTTCAAAATTGTAACCTTCAGACCCATGAAATTGATTTGATTGGTTTAAATAGATACTTTTTTTTGTCTTAGTAAGTCTTTCAAAATCAATGTCTGAATACTCCGGACGAAGTACATTGCCTGCTTGGTCAAACAATATGTTTCCAACGTTGTCTTGCAGATAGGCATTAGATGAGATAATTTGAATATTCTCAGTCAAAGGTCTTAAAAAACCATCTTTGTATAATGATATTCTAACCCAATTCACATAGTCAGAAGGAAGCACAAATCGCAATGAATCAGAGACGTTTAGCTCCAATACCTTAACTTCCTTAAACGCATCGTAATTAAGCTCTTGTATCGCTCTCTTTGCGTGAAATAAAACCTTGTATTTTTCCTCATTATTTATTAATGAGTGATTGCCCGAATACATGAGCAAAAAGTTAGTTACAACGTCTTCTAAGCTAACATATTGGTATGACCCCCACATTTCATCTTGCGGTTGGTTTCCATTATTTTCATAATACTGATATTGAGATATATAAGCCATTTAATACGTTTTTATTATTGTTGGATGCTAAATGTAGGTTGTTCTCTTTGCTGTTGGGCTAGACCAAAATTAGTAACCTCAGGCTCCCTAATGCTTATACCACAATACTCAAGTATCTTTGTAACTAACTTATAGCCATCCTCGTTAGGGAGCTCAAAGTCCTGATAATCAGCTTGTGATTGGTCGAACATAGGCTCTCCCGTGATTAAATCAACGTAAGTCCATTTAGGAGATTTAGGATGCCTAAAATACACAGCCTGAACTTGTCCTTTGTTATTTATAGTAGACGGAGAAATCTTTATTTTTTCGCCTTCCAAGGTATATGCAGGATAAATATTAGATGGTCTAGTAAGAAGTGAGTTGTTTAACAGTGTTATTCTTCCCACACTGACTTTTTCAGCTTCTTTTACTACTGAAGAAAATACCTTGTAATTTTGAGGAGAAACAGTGAATATGTCAGAGTCTAATGTTATCTGAGTGTTTGATATCACATTTATGACATTTGCTACGGCTCCTGTCGTAATATTGGTAACAATGTCGTCTTGTTTTATGCCGTCTGATATAAATGATGCACTAGAATCGACTAGCAAAGAAGGGGTTATTCCGGTAGAAACTCCTGAAGCTAGTATGTTAGGATAACACAATAATTTAAGCAAATAATAAGAATCATTGCCCACGGTTATTAATGTAGGTATAGAAAAAGAACGAGCATCTATTTTCGCCAAGTAATCAGTAACCAAAAACGTTTCTAGTGTTTCAGCAATTGGGCTTTCAATATCAGCATAATCAGTGCCTGATATTCTTGAATTTTCAAAATTTATTACTTTATTGTAACTGCTATAGTACTCCTCATATATTTCCATTTGTGCATTTGATGCAAACAAATTAAAATCTGATGGAGAAATATATCCGTAATTGTTTTTATTTAATATAGATAGAACCGCATTTCTGACCTCGTTTATCATTTTAGATATTTTTACAAATATAATAAAAAAAGCACAGATTAATTCCGTGCTTTTTTGTAGTAACTATATCGAATAAGGTTTAATTTATTCAAGAAGATTAGACTCTAACATCTTTAAAGAGTCAATCCCGTCATCGCTTGAAAGATAACCTCCTGCTATATCGTAAGGGTTTTCTCCGAAGGGTACTGAAACCATCTTCTTTTTGTTAGTAGCGGTATTGAACCAAATCTCTTTGTTGTTATTTCTAAGGGATAATAAGCCCTCTTCAAATAACCTTTTTATTTTATCTTGAAACTGAAGCTCAGGGTCATTTAAAATATTAAGAAATCCTTTAGGGTCGTTTTTAGCGAACACTAATATATCTCTTCTTAATTCTGAAGTAGATGTTGTTGATGGGTCTTTCCCAAACATTACTCTAGTAAGAGTTTCAATCTGTTCTACAGAAAGTTTTCGTGCTTCAATTAAAGCATCAATCTCCATATCTAAGTCAGCGACTTGTACATGAGCTTCTTTTTCTCTGTCTATTTCTGAAAATATGTTTCCGTTTAAAGGATGGTAATGCAGAAAAGCTTGTAAAGAAGGGTTTGTTCTAGGAACAGTTAAAAAACCATCTTCAAAAATGATTGGCTCAAGAATGGCATTGCCGTCTTGCTCATCTTCAAATGGGGATTTTTGATTTATCGCATATCTAAGTGCGCGATTTTCATTCTTTTTTTCATCATACCACATCAAAGGGAACTTTGGATGGTTTCTTGATGATAATGTGTAAGAAAGTGGACTACCTATAAGTAGCTTGTAGACTTTACTTGTGGCCGTAGCGGTTTTTGTTGTTGACATTTTATAATAATTTAATTTGATTCAATTCGTTAAAAAATAAAAAGAGTGTCTTTGAAGACACTCTTTCCATTCTTATTAAATACTATCCAAAACGGAATAATACAAAGTTGTTTGCACCTAGAGTACACACACAACGCTCAGACAAGAAGTTTACCTCCATTGCATCTAAGTCAGAAGTTTGAGCTCCACCGGCAGAACCTGTAATCCACGTTTTGTATCTACGGTCTTCAGCTTCTGAAGCACGGTATCTTACGTGTAAGAAAGGTCTCTTTGCATTTTTACCCATGATTTGATCGTAAACAGATGTAGAACCTGCAGGAACTAAAAGACCTGTGATTGTACCTGCAGCAGTTGCAGCAGTTTGGTTTAGACCACCACGCATTGTTGGGTCGTTTAGGTATTTCCAATCAGACTTGTAGAAGTCATAACCTCTACGGAATCCTGTAAATCCTAAGTTCAGAGCCATGTCAACATCGTTGTCAAACAAACCAAAAGATGCAGACTGAGCCACACCACCTGAAGTGTATCCGTTTAATGTTGCTAACATATTGTCGATGTCAAAAGACAATCCACGGTTAACAAAAATAACGTTCTCCTCAATAGCGCCTTGCTTGTCCAAACGAGAAACGATAGAGTCCCACTCGGTTAGAGATGTTGGTGTACCACCTCCCCAAACGTTTCCTCTGTCATTCACAACATAAAAGATTCCTTCAGAACCCATCATGCCTGCTGTTTTTGCGCCTGAGCCTGTAGCAGCAGGAACCGCTTCAATCATTGAGGTCTCTAAGTAGTCCTCAAATCTTAAACGAGTCTCGTGCTCTGACTTTAAGTACCAAAGGTATCCTGTAGCACCGTTTTCAGTAGTTACTTCAACCCAACCTATTTGAGCCATGTCAGAACCGTTTACAGCGTACTTGTCCTTGATGATAATAGGATTGTTAGAGTAGAAGTCATCTTCAGCCTCTAAAGAACCAACCATTCCGTTTGTTCCTTTTTTAAATTCAGAACCGTATATAAATACGGTACATACAGCAGCAGCAGCAAAAGTCTGACCGCCTGCCTCGTAGTAAGCTACTGTGAAAGTAGTTGCCGAAGGAACTGCAGTAACAATAGCCTTGTTAAAGACTCCTGATGCATTGTTCTGAATCATAACAGTCTGACCTACTCTGATAGCAATGTAAGTAACACCACTATCAGCTACAGTGATTGTAGCAGTGTTTGCTCCTAACACACCTGCAGAGGTACAAGCTGTATATTTAATATGTAATCTTCCTTGCTCTGCCCATTTGATTTGGTCAGAATTAGAAGGCATTTCAGCACCTACCATTCTCAAGAAGGAAGCTACTGTACGATTACCGTATCGCTCAAATTCCTTCTCGTAAGTATCAGGAAGATACTGATTTAAGAAGTTGAAGTCGGTAATGTAGTTTGTTTGTAACGCTACTTGCTCCGCTGCCGGTTGTAATGCAAAAGTAGGCGTTGTTTGAATTGAACCTGCCATTTTTTAATTTTTAGTTGTTTTTAAATACGTTTTATACTTCGGATTTTTAAGCTTTTACCTGAATCAGGGTTAACCGATTTTACCTGTATTCCATCCATTGATTTTGTAATTTGAGGAACTCTGCGGTCAGACATATTTATGTTTTTTATCGCTCGCATCGTCCCCTCCGTTGCATCTGATTGACCTTGTTCGTAAAAGAACTTGGCAAACTTCTCAGGATTCATAGCTATAGCCAATGACCTATGATAACCTGCTGCATCATTCACAAGACCGTCCGAATCCAAAAACTTATTTATAAAGTTTGCAGGAGTCGATTGCATCTTTTTGAGCTCAACAGCATCTCCGGGATTGAAAGTAATTTTTTTGTCATTAACGTTGAACTCAAAACCTTTAAATTCATTATCAAAAACCTCATCGGACTTTTTATTAAACCAACTCCTTTTTCTTTCATTCTCCTCATCAACAGTTTTTGACTGCTTAGTATATCGCTTGTAGCTTTCATAGTCTTCTTTTTCATCATCAGAAACAAGTGCAGTGCTTGACTCAAGCGGCACTTGGTATTTTTCTTTCTCAGAATTAAAAAACTTTCTTGCTTCAGCAACAGCTTTTTTTGTTTCTAACTTTATTCTTCTAATCGCTGACTCATCATCCATGTCCTCATCATACTTATAGGCTTCCATTAATGTGTCAATATCATCAGAATCTAACCCTTCTTGGGTTGCAGTCAAATAATTTACAAGTAAACTTTCGGGGTTCATTGATTCGTAATCTTTTTTAAGACTCACATAATCATCAAAACCTCTCCCTGTTTCTTTTTTATACTTCATAAAAGCAGCAACATCCTCAGGGATTGGCTCTGCTTCTTTACGTTCTGCCATTAACTCATCAAATGAATCAATACGCTTATTATATCTTTTTTCAAAATAAGAAAGAACTTTTTCTTCTGACAATTCATCTTCTTGTATAATCACATCAGGAACTACGACAGTATCTATTTGAAGTCCTGCTGCATTTTCTCTCTCATGTTTTTCAAGAAGTTCTTGCTCTAATTGTGCAGTCCCCTTTTGGTCTCCGTCATCTAGCACTCTTACTTTAATATTTTCCATTTGATTTAATTTAATTTTTACAAATCTATAACTTTTTTTCTAATTTTATCTTGGGTCAAATTCTGAGAAATCAAATCCATCTAAGCTATCCTCATTAGACTCAAACTTTAATGGCGCTAGATTGTTTTTACGTTGATTTATCAATTTTGATTGTTGAGTGTTTTGCAAGCTTATTCTTTCATCTTTTGACTTCTCTCTGTTTTTCTCTCTTTGATTTATCATCTCTGTTTGCATACCATTCATTTGTTGTGTATATCCAAACTCTTCTGCCATTAAATGAGACTTTAGTTCTGCTTCTACTTGCAATGTTTTAACATTAAACTTGGCATCAACTACTTTTAATTGCATTTTGATTTGAAATTCCTGCTGAGCCTTTTGCATAGCCATTTTACCTGCCATTTCTTGAGATTGCATCTGTTGCTGAGAAACCATGGCTTGTTGTTGCATCTTCATTTTCTCTTCTCTTTCTTCCTTGCGTTTTCTTTTTTGCTTAAGCAGTTGATTAGCAAGCTTTAAGTTTTTAATCTCACGAATGTCAATGGCATCTTCAAGATTAATATCTCCTTTAGAAAGAGCTATTTGGACATTGCTTTCAAGTTGTGCTCTTTGCTCTTCGTCAGGGGCTACCTCAATAAATATAGCAAAATCATATATATAAAGGTCTGCAATATCTCGTAATATAGAGACATTGTACTTGCCTATTTTATTTATAAAGTCTTCCTTGAAGTCAGAGTACTCTAATATATCAGCTATTCTATAGGTTATTGCTTCGGCTAATGTTTTGTAGATGTATAGACCACCTTGAAGAATATGTCTTGTGGCTGTGTTTGAATTTAATGCCGCTAGTTTTTGCAATCCAACTAAAGAGTTAGGGTCAGGCATAGAGCCATCTCTAGCTTCGTTTAATCCCGTAACCGTCCTAATCATATCCATGTAATGATTATAGTTTGCAATGAGCATTTGTGTCTTTCCGGTTCCTGAGCCTGAGCTTAACTGAGTAATTGGAACCCTTGCATTATTAAAGTCTCCGTCTTGAGTGTAGCTTCTACCCACTACCGAACCTGTTTGAAAGTATAGTCTTAACGCATCCTCAGGATTATAAGCCGCACCATTACCTAGGTCAACTTCGTTTAAACCATCAGCATCTATAAACACACCATCAGGTACTAACCTATTTATTACTTGTTGTAGTTTTAAATGGGTTATTTGTATAAGGTCAGCAAAAGGGATCATTCTTCTTACCGTAGACTCTATTGCCCCTTTGTACATACGTGGAGCACAAGCTACATAGTTAGGGATAGCGTGTTGTGAAGATGATTTTGGTCTTACCATGTTTTCAGATAACTCCCATTTTAAAAGAATGTTCGTTCCCATAACCATGATCCCCTCATACCAAACGTCAATAGTCTTTTCTATTTTTTCAAACTTACCTTCCTCCATCATTTCGACAGGCGGGTTAAAACTATCATCTTTCTGAATCATCCTAGAACCTCCGCTATCAAGCGATTTCTTTTTGTAAACTACCTTCTTTGTTGTTTTGTAGTTAAAGTACATTAAAGTACATACGTCTCTTGAAAATACGCTGTTCTCATAGAACTGAGCAACATTAAAATAATCATACCAACTTTGACTGTATTGGGTAATTTCCTGTAACTCTTCTTTGCTTAATGTTTGGTCAATTTTCATTAACTCAGTTATAGCAAGTGTCTTTATTTCTCCCCAATAAAAGCAGTCTTTAAAATATGGGTCTTCTGTGTAACTATAAACCACGTTTGCAGGGTCAACATAAGATATAACAACTCCTGCTCCTTGAAGGAACTCGTGCTTAGCGATAGAAAGACCTATAACAGTTGCATCATAGTCAAGGCGCTTTCGTAATTCATCGTAATGATTTTCATCAAAAATTGTATTTATAGCTGTCTCTTCTGCTATTTCAATTGAAGGCTTGTAATTAAGCTGCATATACAATGATAACTCATCATCATCTCCGGGGAGTTCTTCAGGGTTCATCATAAAAGGATCAACCCCCGACAACTCTTGTATTTGACTCAGTATCTCTTTCCCTGCTATTTGAGTCTCCATCATGTCTTGATACTTGTTTCTCTTAGATTGAGACATAGCATCTTGAGAATAAGCTTTTGGCTTAAACATTCTGTCAGCCATTCCATTTACGATTATATCAACGAACTTTGGGATTATAGGTACAGGAGTCCAATCTAAATTCAAATAAGATAAATCTCCGTTTATAGACATTTCATTTTTGTACTTTCCAACAGACTGCTCCCCTCTTGCGTAGAGTCTTAACCTATGAAACTCTCTCCATTGGCTATAGTACCTGCAATTGCTTCCATCTTTTCTAAACCACTCGTACTGAATAGATTGTCCTACTTGCAAACCAAACTGCTCAGAAGCCTTTTCTGCATCAGTTGCAAGCTGACTTGGAAATGCTGAAGATGTAATATCTATAGTTACGTTTTTCATCTTAATAATTGACTGTTTGTTCCATCATTTGAATACCTTGCGAAGTTAATAATAATTTTTGATTCTTTTTTTTCAGGTATATACAAGTGCTTTTGGTTTGCCATAATAGCAAGACCTGTGCTTATAGAAGCATCAAACTTTGTTCTATTGTTAATATCAAATTTTGCCCAATCTTCTAAAGTTCTTGTAAAAGGCATGGTTCCCATTTCTCCAACGTCCCTATAATCTCCCGCAAAGTCTACTCCTATGTACTTCTCTATGTAAGACTCAATGGCAGATGCGTGAGATTGTTTTACGTCCTCGGAGCTGTTGGGTATCCCTCCTAGCTCTCTTTCTGTTCCTGATAATTTACTGTATTGCTTGTCGGGTCTATTTACAGAATAACCTCTATACCCTCTGTTCTTAAAATGATACAATAGACGTGGCTTGTTGTTTTCAATAAGGATTGGCATTCCGTAAAATATGCAGGCCATTAACACCTCTTCAAAGAAAATCTCTGCAGTTTGTGGTCTTGCTATATACTCAAGGAAAAATTCATTACTAGGGGCTTCGTCCATGTGGAACTTAGTTAAACCATGGAGCGAGCCGTTTGAGCCCCTGCCACCAACCACTGCTGATATATCGTAAGGGTCGCAACCAAAGGTTCCTATGTGTTCGTTTCCGGGGAACTTCATTCCGTTTTTTAAATGAACATTGTTCTGTAGGTGCTTAGCAGGAGTCCAACTAACCAAGAACCTTCCTCTTTTATCAGGTGTAAAAATTACCTTTGTATCTTTAACACCATCTTGCCAATAAAAAGCACCTCTTGTTAGAAACCTTTCTTTTATCAAACTATCGTTGTAGTCTATCTGCTGATATATTTTTGTCAAGTTAAATAACGCCTGTACGCTCTCATCTCTAAAAGCATGGGATTCTGTTCTAGGGAATTGTCTGTAAAATTCGTTTAAAGCATCTGCATCATTTTTTAAAGAATCAACCTCAGCTTTCCAATAGTCTAACGCACCATTTTTAATGTATCGTCCGTCAACTCCCATAACAGGCTTTTCAGGCTTTTCAAAAACAGGCATACCATACCTGTCTATAAACCCCTCCATGTTCCATTCCATTGGAATAAATAAAGAGTACATTCCGCTTTTTGTTTGACCGTTTGCGTTACGAACATTCACACGTGAGTCCTCGTATAGGTCTTTATAGTTTTGACCACCTTTAGATAGCGCATTTGAAGTAGACCCCATCATGCACTTGCCTATTATTCTACTACCTAATCTCAAACAAGTTTTAGTAACTCTCCAATTGTTTAGGATGTTGTTTGGCTTAGTCCATTTTGCAGATTCATCGTGAGCTAGAAACAGTAATTTTTCTCCATCATAAGAGTTCTCTTCTGTGTTTTTCCAATCTATAGAAGTGTCTAGTCCCTCAATACTGTCTTCATCTAAGTCATACATATTTTTTTTAGTAATCTTTGATGCGGGTATTCTAAAAGACAACTCTGTTTTAGGCTTATCCATACCATCCATAATAGGTTTAAAGAAAAATGGAAGTCTGCTATTTATAGGAACTACTTTGTCCGTAAACATTTTTTTTGCATCTGAACCTGTTTTTGATAAAATACCTACTCTTGAATTACGAGCAAGAGTTCCTATAGTAACACATTCTGATGATGCCATAAATGAATATCCTGAACGTCTTATCTTTAAGTATATCATTCCAAAACATCTTTCGTCTGCTTTACAAGCTTCCCAAAAAATCCAAAATAAACGATTAGCCTCTCTAAAGTCGGGATACCCAACGTCTATTGTAGACCATTGAAGATACATATAATGAGAACCTGTTATGTAAGTAGGCACGCCATTATTTGTAAACCAATACCCTTGTTCTCTATAGTCAAACTCCTTTTCGATGTAACCTACCCATCTATTTTTAAATTCAGCAGGCATTTCGTTCCAATGAAAAACTGACTGTATCCTTGAGAGCTGACTAGGTGTGTTCTCTCTTTCCCAATATTGCTCTGCTTTCAAAGAGTGTCTTTGAAGACACTTTTTAGGAGTTTTAGGAAGCGCTATATGAAGACCTGAAATATTTATGATATCTCCAATCTGTCCTGTTTTTGATATTACAATCAATTCGTATTTCTCATTATAACCGTACAGCCAACTCTTGTTACTATTTTTTTTAGTAAGAGCTATCGAAGGAATGTAGTCCTTGACTAGAGTGTATATGTTATTTTGAGTTTCTTTCTGCAAATCCTTGTCTTGTGTTTACGTTGTTAGCTCCCTGTTCTGACAGTGTAAGCATTTCTTTTTCAGAATCTATTCTGTTCAGTATTTCAAAAGCATCAAATATAGCTAGTTTCTTAGTCGCTGCTGCGTTCTTTAGCTTATCGGCAGCTAAGTCTCCACCTTCATCGTTTCCGTTAAGTATAGACTCCTCAGCGACCTTTATAAGTTCCAAAACAGCTTTATGCCCTGCCGCAATTATTTTTAGCTTTACTTCTTTACTTGTCATAGCTTCAGTGTTATTTGATGGTCATACATTCTAAAGAGCTTTTCCCCATCGACAATGAACTCATATTCGCTATCAGGAGTAAAAGATACTTTATCTCCGGAACTAATACCTTTGCTTTTTAAATATTCGTTAGGATAAATCATTAAACCCATTAGTGGCTCTTCGCTAAATGGTTTTTTAATGTAAGACTCTGTAGCCGGGATTGGCTTTACAAAACAGTATTTATCATAAGCATTCCAAGACTCTCCTTTTTTGTACATAAAAAATTGATCTGTTTCTATAAAGAAGAGGTCGTCTTTAAAGAAGCTTTTACCGCTTTTTTGCCGCCCCCTCATGTCGTTGTAATATTTAAAAACATTGTGATGAACAAGTAAAGTATCGCCTATGGAAATAGGGCCGTTGTAACCAATTGGTAATTCGACAACCTCTGCATATCTGTTTGAAAACTTATGGTCTTCTTCTGAAGTACTAACAATAAAGTCAATACCTCCTATGTCTTTTGTGTTATCGTATCTCTTACCGTTTATAGGTCTTGCTATGAAGTAAAAAGGAGACTTCATTAAAAGTTGATGTTGTATTCAATTGAAACAGGTATTGTTGAGTTAAACTCTTTCCACAAAACCACTTCCTCTTTTAAGTTTATAATATAAATCTTGAAAGATTGTTTATTTTCATCAAACGTTATTAGATGTATCTCATTAGAATCCCCAAGTATCTTCTGACCAACAATATAATGCATCGCATTACTTTTGTAATCAGAGCCTATTGATATTTTTCTAATAGCCATGTATTCTGTTATTTTACTAAATAATTGTACATTGGCCAAGCAATTCGGATAAAGTCAATAACTCTGTTATGTTTAATTTTTTTTTCATTTTATTAGATTTTATTTTTACAAATGTATAAAAAAGCGAGGTTATTATGCCTCGCTTTTTTTTGTTTTTATGTTACTATATTAATTACTGTTCCGTTTATCCATAAGTCTCCTACATTTAAACCTGCGGGAGATGTAGCTAAGTTAGCTACATTAATAGTTCCTCTTAAAATTGTTTTCACAATGCTTGTATTCCCTAACGTTACCGTTTTTGAATCGTCGCCTATAAAACGACCTGCATCAAGAACATCTTGCAAAGTTATATTCTCTTGAAACAGGGCTAAAAGACCTGCAAGAGAAAAATTGAATGTTGCATTAATAGGACTATCTCCAACTCTCGTTCCTATTAACTTATCTTCAAGTTTAGGCGTTGATGCAATATCGTAATCATTTATTTTTCCCATGACACTGTTTTTTTTATGTTATCTCTCCTGTTTGAGTATTAATAACAACATCGCTTCCGTATTTTTTAATTAACACTTGTTCGTGAGCTGTAAACTTCAGTTTTAATTGCTCAATATGTCGCATAATGTTGTGTTTTTGCAATTCAATATCTCCAATAGCCATCTTGGCTTTATTAAACTCTGCATTCATTTCCTGAATTGCACTTAGTTCTTCTTGAGTTGCTAACTTAGTTTCTTTTGTTTTCATTTTATTTGATTTTATTTCGGTAAAGATAGTATTTTTAAGATAAATTTTTAATTGCTTTTTTTGTACATCCAAAGCGCTAATGCAAGAATTAGCACAATTAATAACAGCCATATTAAAGAACTATAACTTGCTTTTTTGTCTACAAGCTTTCCTTTAACTTTTACGGCTGTAGTCTTACTCAAAACAACCTCTTCTAAGCACTTTTCAGACACTTTTATTTTCGTGTTGTCTATTGATAGCTTTTTTGTCCTTTTAACTCTAAGGACTGCATTGCTATACCTCTTGCCGTCTACTACAATGTCTTTTGATGAATCTATTGGAGCTATCTCAATTTCTTCTGAATCCTCAGTAATAACAATGTTATTATCTTGAGTAGATACCACTTCTTTAATAGAAATAGAAGTGCTATCTATTACAATGGATTTTTCTTCGAGTGATTTGTTTACTTTCCGTGCAGCGCAAGATGTAATAAGAAAAAAAGCAATAGAGTAAAGTAATATTTTTTTTAACAATTCCATTTTCTAAGGCTTTTATTTATTCGACTTTCAGGGTCGTTTGCTGTTTTTGCAGAAGTAAGCTTTTTCTTCATTCCTTGCATACGAGCACAAAATGAGTTTTTCCTTTTACCACCCCCGGGTTGCGGAGCTTTTAATCCCGGTTTATTTGGGTTTTCTTTATTATAAGAGGCTCTGCCTTTTGCATTTAAACCTCCTGAAGGAGACTTGCCTTCCTTACGAGTCCAAGCCGCGGTCTTATTTTCCATTGTTTATTTTCTTCTCTTGCTTTAGCATTTGAGCAGTTGGTTTTTTACCGCTGCCTTTGTTGGCCCGGATATTATCCCAAAGCCCTCTTTTAGAGTAGGAGCCGTCTTTTCTTTTTATAAGCGTGTTTGATTTCTTTGGCATAATTTTTTTTTATGTATTAGCTACCTACCTCAAAGTGCATCCACTTTATGTTTTTACTGTTTACTCTATAATGAATAATTGATATTCCAATTCCTAGTTTTCTGCTTGCTTCAGAGTAACCATTGTACGTAACTTTATTAATAATTATTTTTACACTTCTATTATGTTCTATTCCGAATTTATTTTTATATAGTTTAGAAACCTTTTCAGTTTTTAAGCCTAATTCGTATGCGTGTTTTGTGTTGTATGATTTTGTACACCATTCTAAATTTTCTATTAAATTATTTAATTTATTTCCATCTTTATGGTTTACAAAATTACAACCTTCTACTTTAGGAATAAAAGCAAAGCATATCGCTCTATGTATAAAATATCCCTTATTCTTAATATTTATAAATTTATATCCACTATTAGATAATGAATTTTTTAAAACTTTTCCAAATTTACTTATTACATTACCCTCTTTAGATATGTTATATCCTACCGGTAAATAACTTGTTTCTACGTATGTTTTCATGTTACAAATATACGCTAGTTAATCTATATAAAAGTGCATATAAGTAATTTTCAACTACCTGTTAATCAGCTACTTACCTCAAAGTGCATCCAATCAAAATTCTTTTCTCTTCCTAGACTAATGAATCCATGCTTGTAAAAAATGTCAATCATAGCTTTGTATTCAGGTCTTGCAAACCTTGCAGTCCTTGATGTTTCTCTTAAAAGGTTTCTATCAGGGTCTAAGTCAATTGCTAATCCCCAAGAATGCATTGATGGTCTTGAACCACCTCGCATAAGTCTAAAATTAAAACAACCACCAAAATCATCAATTTGTAGTTCTTTTATTTTATCAAGACCATAGGTCTCTAATATTTCTGCAAATATTTTCTTAAAATTTTCAGCCACCAATCTATGACAACGCATACGATTTACATATACGTCTGTTTGCCAATTTAAAAACATAGGATAAGGCAAGTCTATTGTTACTAAATAACCTTCTCCTGTTTTGTTTGGAATGCCGTATTTAGCTTCTATCTTCTTTGTCTTCATACCTTTGTTTTAAAAGATTAGTTAGTTTTATAATTGTGTAAACTATTGACACTACTAACAGTATTATTTTTAAAAAAGACTCAATATTAGTAAAGCTTACTAAAAAGACCCAAAGGTTAAAAAAGTATAATTTCATGTCTTCAGTTTGCATTATTTTGCTTGCTATAAATACGTTCAACTATACTCGTTACTCCTTGCAGTGATATGTAAGCAGTAGCCACTATTACCCAATCAGAGCTATCAATGCTTCCGCTAAATAAAGCAAAAGAAGCAACAATAAACACCATTAATTTTCTGCTTATCCATTTTGACAAAAAAATGTCTAATTTTTCTCTCCTGCTCATTGTCTAATTAATTACTTGTGATATTAAAACGTACCTGCTTATGCTCGGTATTCAATCTGTAATTTAATATACCGCTAAACATCATTGTGTCATCTTCGGAAAAATTACAGGAAATTAGCTCGTACAAATCTGCTTCTTTAAGGTTTGGTTTGATACCGTTGTAAAAAGCTGTTAGGGCATCTGACTTCTCTAATGTAGTTGGTTGCTCTCGTTCTTTTTTAAGCCTTTTTAACAAAGCTTCTTTTTTAACGGCATCACCTTCTTTTTGAGAAACCATTAATTGTTTTTCTGCTTCTGTTAGTTGAATCGCAACTTGCTCTAGCCAAACCCCTTCTGTTGTTGATTGAAAATTTTTCATATTATTTATTGATTATTTTGATTACTATTTCCGTCTATGCAAAGAACAACACGTCCCGCCCCTGATTTGGTTATGAAAGTACCTGACGTCAAACGGCAGTAGTAAAGTTTACCTGATAGTGTACCTGTTATCGCGTTACTCCAGTTTCTACCGCCAAAAGACTTATCCCCGCTCATACAATAACTAAACAATCCTGATGCCGTACCAGCATGACCACCAAATGAATAAGTATCTCCGATGCAATTAATAAATGTACCTGATGCCGTACCATTACCACCAAATGAATATACATTTCCTGTACAATTAGTAAATATGCCTGATGCTGTACTACTACCACTGCCGCCCCCAAATGAACCTGTACCAGACTGAACTCTACAATTAATAAATGAACCGTTCGCTGTACCATTAGGGCCACCACCAAAAGCTCCGCCTTCTCCTGTACAATTAGTAAATATACCTGATGCCACACCATTACTAGCGAATGAGCCTGTGCAATTAATAAATATACCTGATGCTACACCATTAGCACCGAAGGACGAAGATTTTGCTATGCAATTAATAAACGTACCTGATGCCGTACCTGATTCCGCAAATGCTGACGAACCTCCTTCACAATCAATGAATTTACCGGTCAAGTTACCTCCCGACCCAGAAAAAGATAAGTCTCCGCCTTTACATTTTTCTAGTATTAACTTATTTAGGTTTCCAAAAACAAAAAAATTCTTTTTCAAAACGTCAACACCTTTTACAAAAATATTGTTTGCTGAAATCTCGATGGTGTTTACACCATTAAAAACAATACTACTATTTCCGTCTAATGAAACTAAATCAACATATTCGGTATCCATGATAAAATTTCCATTTTCAAAATTGTAAATTCCCGGAGCGGCGATTACGATTGACCTTACAGTTTCCAGAGTGTAAACACGAACATCGCCTTCATTATATGTAAACGCTGTCGGAAATTCAACCTCATACATAGAACCACCACTTTCCGTAATGACTTCTCCTATCATATCAACCCCTTCAACATTAAAAGTATAAGATTGTCCTTGAATTAAAATTGGTAAAGTTCCACTAAAATCAAAAAATTCAAGCATGGTTGGTGTTTGTTGGTAAGGGTAATCATAAGGTGCAGAAAGAGCTTGCGTAGTTTGAATTTTTGTAATTGCTAAATCATAAGCTGCTTGCAATTCTATTGCATTCTCAATATCTGTACCATTTGCTTGTACAAATACATATTGAGTGCCTATCAACCCTTTTGATGCAGATAGCAGAGCTGCTGTTGGTATTTTTTTATTATCAACTCCATAACCCACTAAAAAGGGTATGTCTGCAACTTCTTGAGTTTCTGAAAATTCTGAAAATTTTATATTAGCCATTTTTTTTTATTAATAGTTCTTTTTATTCAATAATCATCCTAGAAGCATCTGCTTCCGAAACTAAAAAAGAATCTTGTTCAGATACTAAATAAATATTCAAATCAACTTTATTGGATTGCCCAATTACATTCGTTATAGATATTTGTAGTCCTGTCATCTTGTTTGTTTTACCAAAGAGCAATTATGTCTGATGCTGTCGTTCCTGTTGAAAATATTTTCAAAACGTTTACAGGGAAGAAAGTTCCCGGTGCAAGGTTTTTAAACTCTAATATGTCATTACCTGAAGTAGTTACCGACAATGAACCTCCTGAGCCAATGTACAATACACATCCTTGATTACCAAGACCTGTTTGAGGAGATGCTTGAAATATCTTGTATTGGTCTCCTACCTCAAAAAGACCTCCTGTTAACGTTATTTCACTAGAGTCAGTAACACTTAAAACTGTTGAAGCGTTTTGTCTTGTGATATTGTAAACAATATCCCCTGTTTTTATGTTGTTAGCTATAAAGCTTGCTGAACTATCTATTAAAATCTCAGAACTTGAGTCTGTTGAAGTTCCTTTAAAAATTAATGCAGGAAATGGTATGTCTGCATCATTAGATACTATTACCTCTAATGCTCTTGATGCTTGTAACTTTTGAGTTGCCATGTTATTTGTTTTTGGTGTTGTAAAACGTTCTGTTAATTAGTAATTCAGGATTATTCATAGAAGCTTTCCTTGCCTTACAGCCACAGTCTTTTCCAATTGCTTTTGAAACTGATTCTACAACATATTTTATTCCTGTTGATTCAGTAATCTTTTCTATTGTATCCCCAAACCCTTTTGATTTCATTTTGTAAAGATATTAATTTTTTTGCAAAAAAAAAGAAGTGCTATTTGCACCTCTTTAATTTTATTTCCTATAATCCCTGTCCTTGGTTCCCGGTTGAGACTTGTCTTCTTTTACAATCTGTTTAAGCACTTCTGCAGATAAATCTACGTTAGTCTCTTCAACATTTTTATTTGGTTTTTTAATTGCCATGTTATTTCTTTTTGGTTTTTTTGTTTTCTCTTTCCTCTATGTTTATAGAGCGATTCTCAAGTCTTGCAGCTTTTTTTAATAACCGCTGCTCTCTGTTTAGCCTGCCCTCATCTGTAGCTTTGTTTGCACGGTTAAGAGCCTTCTCAGATTTTTCACGAACTTTTTCAGACCTTTTAACTTTCTCGTTAAACTCCGTAGGAGCTAATGGTATAGATGTTCTAGTTATCATTTTTTTCTTTTTTTATTTGAAGTGGATCCAACGTTGCCTTTTAGAAAGCTCATCTTTCCATCTAATGATTTTTTTGACTCGTATTCAGAGGCTTTCTTTTTTACCTTTTTCAAATCGTTAGTATGAACTAGTCGATTTCATGCCTTTCTTTGAAGCCATTGCCATTACTCGCTTTGTATCGCCACCTCCTCCTGAGAGTTTGCTTGAACCTTTTGTCATAGTGGTAGCACTACCTCCTCCTGTACTAGGCATTTGCATACGAGATGAACCCGGTAGGTTTGGAGTGTCTTTCATTTTGTTCATTATTTCTTCTTTATTGTGGCCTTAACCGATTTTGATCCCGCTGCTTTAGGGGATGCTTTCATTCCTTTTTTTATAGCAGGTTTTGCTGCCGCCATGGGCATCTTCATTTTTGATGATGCAGGTAAATTTGGTTTTTTCATTTTTTTAGTATTTAGTGTTTATTTCCCGTAATCCCCAAGACCTTTAAGTCCTGATATTTTGATTAATGATTGGCTACTCTTTTTCTTAGCTCTGTTTGTTTCTTTAGATTTTATAACCTTTTCATTAGAATCACTTAAAAATTTCTTACGCTCCGAAGCTCTTTTGTTGATGTCATTTAAGGCTGTGCCAATGTCCGTAACAAGAACAACATCCTCTTTTTTATCTTTGTCTTTAGATGCTGCCATTTGCTTCAGATGTTTGCTCATTTGGCATAGTGCCTTCAGCATTGTTCATGTTAGCCATCACGTTTATTTGGTTAATAGCCGCATCTGCTGTTGCTTGATACTTGCTTGCTTGCTGATTAACCGTAAAAGGGATTGGCTCAGGGGTCATTGCTAATGGAGTGTCGGGGCGTTGTTGATTCATTTTTCTAAGTTCTTTTTAATTAATAACTTTGTAGCAAATGTAATAAAAAAAATCTAATGAAATCAAATGCACATGATTACCTCAAATATTGGAAAGTAATCCGTCAGTATGTAAAAGTAAAATACGGACTAACTCAGTCTGACTTAGATATGCTTTTATTCTTGTACTCGGAGAAGTATTTTAATAAGGCAAAGTTTGATGAGTTTGATGCTTTGCTTAGTTGGGATAAGTGCCGATTTGAAAGCTTAAGAGAAAAGGGATGGATTGTTGCTTTTAGAACAAGAGCAGTTGGTAATAAGGCAATATATCAGTTAACGGTAAAGTCCGACTATATGATTAAGTCAATCTACCGAAAGCTTAGCGGAGAAGAAATCCCGGTTAGCCCATCACAGAATAAAATGTTTGCAAAAAACGTATCATATCTTGACAAAGTTTACCAAGATATGATTAAAAGAATGAATGCTGTTATAAAACAACAACGACATCTCTCTCAGAAATAATCGTAAATTGTTTGTCCTCGATTAGCATTGTAAAACCCTGAGCTTTGTCATAGTAGATTTGGTCATCTTTTTTAATGGCCGGATTTACATCTGTGCCTGTCTCGATAATCAAACCACGTTTGTATCTCATTTGATTTACGTCATCTCCTGATAAGATTATCCCTGACTCTGTTTTTATTTGCTCGTCAATATTTTTTATTGCGATGTACTTTCCGATTGGTTTCATATTGTAATTTTGTTTAGATTCGTCTTTCCAATTTAACCAAAAACCTAAGGCCACAATTATATTCATTCCTAGAGATGAAAGAACCATGGCTAGGTCTTGGTAAATGTTTAAGGTTAAGTGAACGTGCCCTACCACCCAAAATGGTATTGATAGATTACACGCTACCCAAACTATTGTAAATCTTAAGAATCTTTTAATTTGATTCAGATGATTCTCCATAGCTACGTGCCATTGTTATTGTGGCATTTGTGCTTAGTATAGATACCGCAACACTAACAGCGTTTTGCAAAGCACTCCGGGTTACTTTCAACGGGTCAATAATCCCCATCTTTACTAAGTCTCCCATCTGTCCGTTTTTTAGATTGTATCCATGCCCCTGCTCAAGAGGTATATCCCCGTAAATGTCCTTTGCCTTTAGACCTGCGTTTGCAAGTATCTGAAGGAATGGAGCCATTAAAGCTTCCTTTACAATCATGCTCGCAACGTCTTTCTCTACGGACTGCCCTGCTGTTGTGCCTATTACAGCGCTTTCCTCAAGTAATGATTTACCTGCTCCCGGAAGTATGCCCTCCTCAAGTGCAGAACGAACCGAACACACAGCATCGTCAACTCTGTCAAATAGCTCCTTTTGGGCTAGGTCTGTTTGACCTCCAACAAATATCACTCCAATACCCCCGGTTAAAGATGCTATGCGCTCTAGTATGAAGTCTTTCTCGTTTTTCTTGTTTGCGTTCTTATGTGCCTCCCAAAGCTGAACAACTCTATCAGCAATTACATCTTGGTCTGCTTTTAATGCCGACTTAATAATAATGGTTTGGTCTTTGCTCACAATTACTTTTGCTGCATGGCCTAAATCGTCAAAGTTAATAATGCTGAGGTCATCTCCTGTTTTCTCACTGAAGTATGTCGCCCCAACGCTTATTGCAATGTCGTGCATTAGCTCATGCTGCTTGTAACCAAATCCCGGAGGTGGTACAATACATATCTTAGCATTTCCCTTCATTACGTTTGCAGCAAAGGTGTTTACAACATTTGAGTTACAAGGGGATATTATTAATAGCTTTTTCCCCTCGCTAATTACAGGCTTTAATACGTTCTCAATCTGAAGGATATTACTTATCTCCATGTCAGCAACCAATACCATCACGTCCTCAAAAACACACTCGTCTCTTTTTTGGTCATTAACAAACATTGGGCTCATGTACCCTCTATCAAACTTAAGCCCCATGGTGGTCTCCGAATAGGTCTCATCTGTTTGGCTCCTCTCCACTGTTACAATACCTGTCTTGCCAACATCTTTATAAACGTCAGCAATTATGCGACCTATCTCTCTATCGTTGTTTGCAGAGATGCTGGCCACCTCAATAAGCATAGAACTTGTAACTTTTTTAGCTCTTCGTTTAAGCCTATCTACAACAGAATTGCTTACATCAACCATAGCACGTAAAACCTCTGTTCGATTGTGTTCTTCTTTTATTCTCTCAAGACCTCCCAATACTAATGCCTCTGTAAGTACAATTGCCGTAGTTGTTCCGTCCCCCGCTGAAGTAGCAGTGCGCTCAGCAGCTTCCTTCATCATCTTAACTGCTAAGTTCTCTAATGGGTCTAGCAACTCAATAGCCTTTGCAACAGTAACACCGTCTTTTGTTACAGTAATCCCATGTGTGTGATTCGGAGACTCTATCAGAACAGTATTACCTCCCGGCCCTAAAGTGCTTTTTACTGCTTTCGATAGTTTTACTACGCCATTTACTAATTTTTTCCTCCCACTATCCCCAAAATGTAAATCCTTTGGGGAATATCCTTGATTTTCTAACATTTGATTTGATTTTTATTAGTTATCTGCAAATATAGTATATGTTCTAGTACTTATCCACCACAAAAAGTAATTACCCGTAAGGGTGCTCCACAGAGCTGTGCGCTAAATGTCGTTTTTTTTTCCCTATAGTAGTATATATATATTTACCTTTTATTATTATTTTTTTTAATCTTCTTTCTATTCTTTATTGACATTTTCGACATTAAAAGAATAAATAGTTAGTAATCAAATAGTTAGA